ATGTATCTTTGGAATCCATTGCCTGAAGCACTACGTTCTCTCCAACTTCTTCTTGTTCTTCTGTGCGTAGTAGTTGTCGTAGGCCGTAAGGATAGCATTGCGCTCACCTTTTTCCATTGAATGAATGGAGTTTACGGCATCCTTGCAGTGTTCTAGCATATCCTCCCACTCGTCAGGGTAGTCCTTGTAATCGTCATTGGGGATTCCTTTGGTCTTCTTGATAATCTGGGCCATGGCTCCCGTGTCCATCGGATCGTAGCTATTGATGTTAAACTTTAATTGCTTATTGTGATATCCCATTTGATGTTTCTCCTTTACTTAACCTTTGAGTTTGTCTTGAAGTTCTGCCATTTCACTCCAGAACCATTTCGCTTGACTTGCTTTGCATTCTTGTCCATGATAAGGGCTCCTCGGTTCAGAACAACCGTATATACGTCGCTACCTGAAGAAAGTAATTGTCTGAATTGCTTCTGTGTAGTTAGCCCTGACGACTCTACAAGTACGGAGTATCCCTTGCTTGCCGCATATATGCCGATTCTTGAGTCGTCCATGTGGCTTCTGCCGGAGGCTCTGCTCGTTATGCGCTGATCATTGGCCAGCTTGTATGCGAGGGTGCCCCTCTTCTTAGATTCTTTCAGGTATTGCGCCTTGATATCCGGTGCACTTCCTATCTTTGCGTCGTCCCTGATTTTGAAGCGCATCATGGAGGTCTTCGTACTGTTGTAGTTGTCACCATAGACCCTAGATCCGTCGTAGCTTGGCGTTGTGTACAGCCCCACGCCGTGAGCCATTCCTCCTCCTGCATTGTACAGGAAGATATCATCGTTGGCCGTACTCTCAACTATATCCTTTGCTTTCATGCCCCAAGGGTCAGTGTTGATAGTTCTGTAGATTACCGGTCCGCTCGCTTTGTCAAACTCATCCGAGTCCATCAGTTGAGGCTTCCCGTCCAGTCCGGAGTTGTTGATGAACTTCTGGTACCCCGAGTCGTAGGCACTAGGGCTCTTTTTCTGAGGTGCACTGAGTGAGTTATTAACGATTTGTTCCTGTTGGCTCCTGGTCATAGTAGAGAATGTCTCGGTACCAAAAAGTGTTCTACCTGTTGACTGTGGCGTGCTGTTTAATGTCCCGCTTCCTCCGCCTGTGCTTCCTGCTGAGGTCGCCGCAGCGGCGACTGTGGTGGCTCCGCCGCCTGCAGCTCGTGTTTTCACACTTCTCTGTCCACCTGAGCCCATACTAGTCTTCTCCTCTCATGAAGTCAAGACCTCCCGTTTGAGCCTCCGTCGAGGACTGCCACTCTGCCCTCTAGGGAGGCCAGCCTGTCTCGCAGAACGTTCTGATCCTTCTGCAAGATGGCCACACGGTTGTCCAGTCTGTCACTGATCTTGTCGATCTGCTTCTCCAGGCGCGTGATGTTCTCTGTGAGATCGTCCAGTTTTGTCAGTATCGTGCCCACCTGCTGTCCGTCCTTCTTGCTTGCCGTAAGTCTCCCGACTAGAAACCCAGCCAGTGCTACTGCTAGACTGGCCAGCGCTATGATCTGTCCTGTTTCCATAGGATGCCTCCGCGCTATTCTGCACCGTCTTTACCGCTTCCATCATCCATCTCTGGCAGACCAGCGAGAGATGTCAGCAAGGAATACAGACCAGCAACTGCTGAAGCGCTGGCCACCATCATCCAGTCCACATCATTGATTACCTGGCCTACTGTGAATAGGGAGAGTGCTGTCTGTGCCATAGTCTTGACTGCTCTTGTGCCTGCTCTTTTCCACCATTCTAGATTGAATAAATTGTTCATACGTTTCTCCTTTAAAAATAAAAACCCGGCATTTCTGTCGGGTATACGCATCAAATGACGCGCTTTACGCTTGCTGTGGCGCTCACCAGCGTTCCTGCTGCACTGACTGTCCAGCTGATCGGTACTGTGGCTCCCTGTGTGCCTGGGCGTGTCTGTACGGCGCCTAGCACTGGCAGTGTAACTGTTCCGCCTGCTGTAGCGGTAGCCGTGGCTGTTGCTCCTGGCACATTTACTCCGCCTGCCTGCATCTGTACAGTGACATCTCCAGCCGCAGTGGCTGTGAATACGAAGTTCGCAAGGATTTCAAATGTTCCGGCTTTTCGTATTTCAATGTTACCGTTGTTGAGCCTTGCCTCCTGGTTTGTCTGGATGCTTGTGGATCCAAGTGGTATCTTCTGGTTTGCGCTCAGCGCTGTCTGCGTTGTACTAACAGCTACTAGCATGGCCCATCACCTACTGTAGAGTAGCTCCAGGGCATCCGTAGAAGTTTCCGTAGCCGTAACCTCCGTAGCATGGAGGATTTGTTACGTATCTTCCAAGGCTGTTCAGGATGTTCTGTGTCTGTGCGGCGTTAGTAATTGCACTTAATGCCTGCTGATAGTCTCTGTTGAGGGTGTCGTACTTATCCTGCATCATTTGTGTCTTCAGATTGCAGCAGCATTGCTCCATCTGATGGCTCAGGTTGTTGATGCTGTCCTGTACGTTTCCGAAGCCCTGGCATAGTGATTTGTCCACGCCATTGAAGCCCTGCATCATTCCCATCTGTGTCTGGTTGAATCCCTGCATGTTTGTGACTGTGTTCTGTTCGATGAGTCTTGCGTTCTCATACGCCGTGTCGCACAGTCCGCTGCTCAATCCATCCAGCTTGCTGATGACTGACTGAGTGTCAAAGCCTCTCTGCATATCAGCTGATAGGTTGCCGTTACCGTTGTTGCCCCATCCTCCAAATCCGAAGATCAGGAAGAAAAGAATTAGAATAATGATTCCGTTCCCTTCCAGAAACCCGTCGTGGTCAGTCGTGTTCTTTGGCATGACTGCCGCAATGTCTGACAATGTCATATTGTCCATGTGTGTTCTCCTTTCATCTCTATTTCCAGTCTGCAGAACTGCCTACTTTAGTAGGTTCTTGAATTGCTCCGCCATTGCCTTTGCTCTTTCGAGGTCCTGCTGTGTGTACTTTCCTGAGTTCATCAGCTGGTTCAGAACCGCCTGCGGGTTCTGTCCCTGCATTGATCTCTTGAAGTCCATAAACTGCTGGAGCATGTTTCTCTGATTGTTATTTCTTAGAGGATTCATCGCTGCTTCCTCCGTTCTGTTTTCTGTTCTGAATCGAGGAGATCCATTCCTGGAATTCCTTTCTTGTCAGATAGATGTCTTCGGGCTTGTCTTCATGTACCTCCTGGAACTGATAGGCCTTGATGGTTCTGTAGCCGCTGGCATCTGCCTGCACGTGGTAAAAGATCGGATTGTTGCTGTCCATCAGGATGGCGGATTCGTTTGGTCTCAGGCTGTAGGCCTTTGCGCTTTCCATGCCGTTGACGTACTGCACCTGATTGATGGACTGAGGCTGCTGGAAGGCTTGGAATCCAAATCCTCCTGGTGCCTGCGGGTATCCTTGAAATGGTGTCATAGTGTATTTCTCCTTTACAGCATCATCTTATACCCTGTGGATCCATCACTCTGTTCCTCTTTTGTTCCTCAAATGCGGAAAGCGCCAGAGAGATCAGCAGTCTCCAGTAGTAGTCATTCAGGTCCTTTACCGTTTCTTCGAACTCATCCTTTGACATCTTTGCATCCTGGTAGTGCCATTCGCTGTCTTGCATCTTGTTTCGCAGCTGATACACCACGGCCTTCTGTCTTTCGCTCAGCCCTTGTTCTTCGACCAGGAAGTGTACGAAGTCCGGAGGCAGTGGTGTCTGATATCGTCTGTTTACTCTGCGGTTCATGTGTGTTTGCTTCTCCCGTCTGGCTACTTCACGCGGATTCTCTGTCCAGCGTAGATGCGGTTAGGATCGGCGATGCCGTTCATGGCTGCCAGCTTCTGGTACGTTGTGCCGTATCTTGCTGCAATGGCGGACAGTGTGTCCCCTCTTCTGATCGTGTAGTAGACGGCGCTTCTTGCGGCCATTTTCTGGTTGACGATTGCCTGCACCACTGTGTAGTTGTAGCCTGCGGCAGCCAAACGCTTTTTACGATCTTCGCCATTGCCCCAGGCGCCGTTGATGACTTCCTGCGCGATGACTTCGTTTGACTTTCTTGCTGGCGCTGGTGTAGCCGGTGCTGGTGATGCTGTTCCGCTCTTGCCAGCGTACTTGTTCCATGTGTTTACGTCGCCATAGAACACGTTGCAGTCCAGGTTACCGTTGTAGCCGTTCAGACGGCCGGAGCTTGTCCACTGCCACATGCAGTAGAATTTCCACCACTTTACTTTTGGTCGTGATCCGGCGTTTGCCATGCTGTAGTTGTAGTCAGGGTTGTTGTCTCTGTACTTTGCTACCCATAGACCGTAGTCTGCTGCTGCAACTGATGACCAGTCGTTTGCGTTGACTACTGACTCAGACATGTAGATCACAGGCTTTACGCCGGAGAGCTGATATACTCTGTCGAGCCATCTCTTTGCCCAGGCAGTGTTGCTCGTGTTTCCGGATTCCCAGTCGAGGATAGGGATTCCCTTTCCGAAATATCCGCGACAGTTGTTGTAGAAGTATTCTGCTTCTCTAATCGGATCGTTGGTTGGTCTTGCGAAGTGATAGAAACCGAAAGGCTTGCCCAGCTTGATTGCCTGCTGGATGAACTTGTCACAGTACTTGTCCACGAAGTTGAGACCTTCCGTTGCCTTTGCAATCACGAAATCGCAGGCAACATCTGAAATGTTCAGGCCTGCCTGCCAGTTTGATACATCGATACCGTTCATTGTCATATTGTTTCCTCCTTAATCTGACAAAATAAAAACTTGAGGTCTTCTCCTCAAGTCTGTGTTAGCTGTTTGTCTGCTTCAGTGCTTCTGCCACTGCATCGTGCCATCTTTTAGGCACTTCTTCCAGCGTCATGCGGTTCATCTGAATCTGTCTTACGTACCACTTTACCATGGCTATTCTCCTCCTACGATTTCTGCAAGTGAAGCGATGGCTTCGTTGATTGCAGTGATGTCAGCTGTGTTCTGTGCAGAGGCATTCTGCAGTGCCTGGATATCTTTTGTCGCGTCTATTACGGCTTCTCTTGTCTCTTTGACCTCAAAGGTTACCCTTGTAGTGTTCTCTTTGGAATTCACAGAGATGCTGTCTCCAAGGCTGTATCCTTTCGCTGTCAGAACTGTCTCGCCCAGTTCGTTCAGGATTTGGATGTCTGAGATCTGTTCTGGTGTTAAGGCATCTACTGCTTCTTGATAGCCCATGTCGAGAAGTGTAACCTCTACCTTCGAATTCTCTGAATTAAATTCTTTGATGTCTAGCTTTGCTCCGTCTTTCAAGACTAGCTTTTTATTATATTCCATTTTCTTTTCTCCTTATGCTGTACGCTTCCAAATGTTCACAGCTAGATACGGCTGCATGTTGTTGTGGCTTGCTCCACCACCTTCTGCATTTGTGTGTAAAATATTACTAGCCGTTGAACTTGATGCACTTGTTTGGTCAATGTAAAGAACTTGGTCTCCGTTCTTTTCCCAGGCATCCGCCTTAAGGCCATAGTTACTTAATTTGTAGTTATAAACTTTACCCGCTGAGTGTCCGTGAGGTGGCATTTCATTTCCAGTTAGATAATGTGCTGCTTCACCGCCAGTGCTTCCTAGTGTGTAGGTGCTTCCCGCCTGGATAAGGCACTGCCCTTCTGTAATTTTTGACCAGGTTCCTCCCCATTGGTCAGCCGGGTTAAACCTTGAGCTGATGGTGATGTATACAGATCCTACTGGGTGCTCGTGGCTGTTCACCCAGCCTTTTATCTTGTTCCAGAGATATGATAGTCCGTCCTTATCTAAATATTTAGCCATGGGTCCTCCTAGCTTGCGATAATCGTATCAATTTCAGAATTTGCGATAGCAGTCACGTCGGTCTTTTTCAGGTATCCGCTGAGATCATACGTGCTGTTCGTGGATGAAATTACAAGATTGCCATTGGTATCTGTTGTGACTGTTGTTGAGCCTCCGCCCTTGATCTGATGAGAGCTTCGAACTGCTCCGTTTTCAATTAAGTTCAGGAACGGGTTGCTTGCGTTTTCGGCGTTACCCTGTCCTGAGCTGGAGTTACTGAGTACGTTCTTTGCGGAGTAGTGAGTGTCCGTGTTTGGTGTGTTCTGCCATGTTCCATCGCCTCTGAGGAACTTTGTATTAGCTCCTGCTGCCGGTGCTGGTACGAGGCCATGTGTTCCGGCTGCACCTCCTGTAGCGCCCTTCATGTCGCTGTATGTAGTATCCGTGAACTTGGCGCCTGCTGGTACGTTAGTTTCCACTGTATGGCCGTTGACATTAGCGGCACTTGCTGCCTTTGGTACTGTTGTTGTGCCGTTTTTGATCTTTTCGATTTCTGAGGCATTATTTGCACCCTTGTTGCCCGGGTATGCTGTGCTTGAAGTTTCACCCAGTGCCAGTGTTTCAGAAATAACGGCATACGCTGTGCCTGACCAGCGGTATGTCTTATTGTCATTCAGATTGACATAGATTTTTCCAGTTTCTCCTGTGATCACACCAGAGTAGTTTCCGCTGGAGTCCTTGCTTGTGTAGAACTTTCCGCCGTTGTAGTAGCCTTCGATGACGTCATCCACGTAGGAAGGAAGCTGTGCGGCTGGCACTTTTCCTGCGTTGTCGAGTGTAGCTACTCCGTTGGCCTTGCCCATTTCTGAGCGCTTGACCTGTGCGTCATTTGTGACATTGTTCAGGCCCACTGTAGATTTTGAGACCTGCACATTTACCGTCTTGTCTGCCGGAGTGATGCTGCTGCCATTCAGCTGCACTGTTTCGATCACGTTAGCCTGTGCACCTGATGAAATGCCGGCCAGCTTGTTCTTTTCTGTGGTCGTGTAGTCATTTGAGGACAGCTGCTTGCCATCTTCCTTGTCCACCTTGTTGTTTAGCTTGCCCTTTACCTGCTGCCAGAAATAGAGCAGGCCGTCATAGTCTAGAAATTTCATATTTTTTCAGTCTCCTAATAACTTTATAATTTCCGTATTTGTGATTTTGTCGATACCGACTTCGCTGAGCTGTCGGTTGCCGACAAGCTCTACGCTGTTGAGCCTTGGCTTGTTCTCCAGCTCTTCATAGTCTTTGTTTTCGACGTGATTAATGATGACCCCGTTCAAAGTGAGCACTGGGAGTTCCATCGGCTGGATCTTGATATCGATCATGTGATGATCCCTTCCTTCAGCACTTCTCCTACGCTTGTCTGGTAGACTTCGCTTCCCATTTCAGTTCCGTCCGTGAACAGGACACGCGCCTGAATCAGCACGATAGCGTTTGGTCCACGCTGCAGCTGTGCCGTATCTTCCTGCTTCAGCTTCAGTGTGAATCCGTCAGCGTCCTGTATCATGTCATTTCGAGTGTATGTGAACAGTTCATCTCGGTCTCCTTCTGAAAGAGTTACCCAGATGTCCGCCACTGCTGTAGGATCTACAGTGATGTGGATGGACGGGGTCGAATATCTTTGAATTGCCATTGGGTTCCTCCTTTATGTACAGATATCATCGATATCTGCAGTGTCTATTGTTGGTATGTTTGTGACGTTGCCGGGATCTCCTTTTGGTCCGGGATCTCCCTTTTCTCCGGGATCACCCTTAGGACCTGGGTCACCTTTCTCACCCGGGTCACCTTTAGGTCCCGGATCACCTTTCTCGCCCGGGTCTCCCTTTGGCCCAGGTGGTCCTTCTGGGCCGGGGTCTCCTTTTCCTCCGGATGATGCCTTTGCCTTCACCATGGCCAGCAGAAGATTTCCCTGTCTTGCGGATAATGGTTTGTCAGTGCTCCGGGAGTCCAGGGTATCCTCGACGTCTCTTTTGAATAGTAAATCGGACATGGGCTCCTCCACTAGGCTGTGGCTGAGTCAATATCTGCGTTCTCCATAGGTATCATGCCTTTGGAGATTTCTTCGTAGTTTGTCTTTACTCTGCTCATGAATGCTGTGAACTGTGCATCGTATCCAGCCGTCGGGATTCTGTCTGTTCCGTCGACCACCAGTCCGCAGTATGTCTGATTCATTCTTGTGTCCTCGATGTCTTCGGCTGTGATCTCTGATGCATTTGCACGCACTCGAACTATGGCGAGGATGATCTCGTACACGGATGCAGTTCTTACCGGTCCAGACGGTTTAGATCCTCCGCCTTTCACACTCACAAGCACACACTTGTTCGTGTCCTTTGTATAGCGCACGGCGATGTAGTCGTATCTTGTTGTGCTTTCTGCAGTCGGGATTGTCAGTCCTTCTGTGGCGTTACTGCCGTAGGTGATTCCGCCCACTCCTCCTTTGGCTGTCAGCAGGAATGCATAGCCTGGCTTTACGTTCACGGCCATTCTTCCTGTTGTGGATACCTGGAGGTCGCTCCCTGTTGCATTGAAAATCCCCGGTGTCCTGGCTACATGAAAAAGCCGGACGTCCTCAGCCAGGTAGTTGGTATCGTCCAGCGGATATGCTTTTTGTGTCATTTCAGTACCTCCATTTGTTCTATGCTGAGTTCCAGCGTGATCTTTGTGTTTGTGTTCTGCTCCTCGACGATGTTGAGCCCCGTGATTCGTGCAAGATTTGCTACTTTGAATCTTTTGCTGATCACGGGAACCAGGTCGCCGAGATCATAGTCTCTTCCAAGAACTGCGATGCGGTTCTCTTCGTTGAGCTCACATTCGAACTGATATGCCTTACTCAGCATTTCTGCGTACTTCTGCCGCCCTCGTGCATTGAGGAGAGCCGTGTATTCCTCGGTGTTATACGTATGCTCGTTGCCGTTGTCGTCCCTGTAGGTTGACTGCAGGTCTCTTGCATCTACATATTTCTCGATGGCCGCTTCTCCTTCGCCTCTTGCATCAATGATGACGCTCGTCCGGCTGGTTCCGTTCTCCTCGCCCAGCACGTAGATGTAGTTGAAGTACTCGGACAGATCCTTTATGTATTCCTGACTGGCTATGTTTCCCAGATCATCGCTGAATCGTGCGTTTCTGGCCTGTTTCCCCTCGTATATTTCAAGGACGTTCATTTGTCCGTCCTTTACGATTTCGCGCCACCCCAGCCCTGATTCCTGGCAGAAATCGGCAAATGATGCCCGTAGGGTCTGCCATGTGGTTTCTGTTCTCGTTACTTTGGCCGTCAGCCCTTTTGACGGTGCCAGCGTGATGTCCAGGCCTCGCTGGTTGTTCGCGACCAGCTTTCTCAGTCCTTCTTCTACGTTTGTTATTGACACCGTACCCGTATTGATGCGGTCTCCCAGATTGTCGAGGCTTCCATGAATGATCATGTCATCTCCGTCTGCGTTCTGGTCGCTTCTCTGTACGTAGTCAATGAACAGGATCTCATTTCTCTCCTGGCAGACAATCCTGTTGTGTTCCACCAGGTATCTGACGTTCTCGTCTGTCGGTCTTGCGTGAATTTCTGCAGAGCCGCTTTCCCAGTATCTTGGCTTCCATTGAATCGATGTTACATTCTGCAGCAGAGCCTGCTTCTTACCGTTCTGATCATATATCAAATAGTTCATTACACACCTGCCAGTGATTCTTCAAAGCTGAGAGTAACTTCAAGATTCGCTTCTTTCTCCTGTGCGCTGTAGCGCAGAGTGTTGTCTCCTCTTGCCAGCAGAAAGAATGTGCTGTCGTAGTCCATGTATTCGAAGGCGTTCCTTGTGCCCTCGGATGTGGTCAGAAGTACTTCTCTTGCGTTGATCATCGTGTTGACTGTCAGCTCATCTCCGCTGTTCAGCGTTAGCTGGGAGAATGAGATATTCTCTCTCGTGTCTACGTTCAGCAGCTTTGGCGCTTTCACGCCATCCGTGAGTGCCCTGAACGTCACAGTGAATCCTGCCGGGATGTCACCTCTATTGGTGATGGTCTGCAGAGGTTCGATGATTCTGGATGAAATCTGCCACGGCACCTTTGAAGAGTAGGCCTGCGGGAATCTGAATCCTGACTGCAGGTATGAGAAGCTCTTATTTTCTTCCTCTGTCGTCCGCGGGTACGGGTATGGCAGCTTCATTGTGAACTGGAAATTCTGCCACACGGGATTTGTTGAGATGTCCGGTGTCTTTGTGGGCTGTCCTTCCCAGTAGACATCAATATTTTCCTTTGTGTTCTGATATCGCAGTCTTGCAGAAACTCCCGGCAGAATAACTGCCAGAAGTCTCTTTCGAACTGCAGGCGTATAGAAATATCGCCCTTCGATCGTCATGCTCTTTGACTGCACAGATGCTCCGGTAATGCTTGAGCCTACCTGGTTGGTTACCGTTGCCTCGCTCAGCTCTATGCTGTTGGCCGACAGTCCATCGATGCCCGTGATCCTGATATCGCTGTTCCTGGAGAACTCTATGGAGTCTCCGTATTCATTTGTATACGTTACGATTACTGCCATGCTGCTCTCCTTATTGCGTTCTTCGTTTCCTGCGCCATCTCTGATGGTGACAGTGCGTCATGTGAGTTGACTGTCTGGTTGACCACGTATGTGTTTCCTGTGCCCCTTGCTTCTCCTGGATTGAAGGAATGACCTTCCAGGTTGATTCTTGTTGCCAGGCTGTCGCTGTCAAATACTCCAAGCATTTTTGCACTTGCCTTTTCCATGTAGCGGATAGCATCAGGCATAGTCCTTTTTAGTCCGTTTATGACACCAGGCCCAATCCATCGTGCTTCTTTATCAAATTCCTTCGAAGGTGAGCCGATGCCGAGTGCGTCCTTGAATCCATCAATCAGACCGCCTGCCAGGTTGCTGAACCAGCTTGTCAGTCCGTTCCAGGCGTTCTTGATGCCGTTCTTGATGCCCGCTACGATGTCTCCGCCAAGTGACAGCATCCTTCCAGGAATCTTCCTCACTTCATCGACCAGTCCGTCTTTGAACTTCGTTCCTGCCTCTATGGCCCTGTTCTTCATATCTGTCACCCAGTTTCCAATGTTGCGGATTGTAGACAGCAGCCATGCCTGAATCTGTCCAGGTAGCTGTCTGAACCAGTTGATTACGTTTGTCAGAAATTGAGACGCTGCTTCTGCTCCGTCGCTGATCATGTCTGTGCCCCATTGAGCGATATTGCTGAGTGTGTCAGCCAGCCACTGTGCGATCTGTCCCGGCAGCTGCATAAACCAGTCGATTACGCTCTGGATAAACTGCGGGACTGTCGTTGTCGCAAAGTTGATTAGGTTCTGACCGAACTCTGCAATTTTTCCAATGATCCAGCCGATTCCATATCCGATGTTGTACGGAAGGTCTACCGTGAAAAACTGAATCACGGCCTGTGCAAAGCTCGAGATTGCCTGCGGAATGGTTTCCGTGAAGAATGTGGCGACGCTGTCTGCTACGCTCTGACACGCCTCTACAAAGCTGCTGAATGCCTCAGGAATTGTCTCTGTGAAGAATGTTACGACTCCATCCACGACCGTTCCTGCTGTGGTCTTTACGGTGTCCCACAGCCCGATCCAGAAGTTTCTGAAGTCTTCGCTTGTGTTCCAGAGATACAGGAATCCGGCAACCAGCGCGGCTATCGCCGTGATGATGATTCCGAACGGGTTAGCTGTAAAGGCTGCGGACAAAAGATTCCACGCCTTTGAAACATTAAAGATTGCATTCAGGAAGTTAATCTGAAGCAGTCCTGCAACCTTCTTCACTGTGCTTAGAAATTTCCATGTTGCAAATGCCGCGCCGATTGCGATGATCGCGGGTGACAGTGAATCAAGTACCCCGGTTACTGCTGGAATGTTGTCAATGAGCCACTTCAGCGCTTCCTTGATCACGTCGACTGTTCCTCCTGCGTTCTGCCGGACGTAGTCGACTACGGTTCGTATGGCGCTCGTGAGATTCGGCATGGAATCGCCTACCTTCTTCACGAGGTCGATAATTCCGTTCAGGATCGCCGGCATGTTGTCTGCCACCCAGTTCAGTCCGTTCTTAATCACAGACCCGAAGTCTGCGATCATGGTCTGAATGCTTGGAAGTCCTGAATCCTGGACAAAGTTGTTGAATGCTGTGATTACATTGGCCACGCCGATTGCAATTCTTGCGCTCATGTTGGAGAAGCTCGTTGCAAAGCTTCCGGCCATTTCCTTTGCTTTTCCTGCAACTGCAGGGAAGCTCTGGGTTCCGTTTTCGAGGGCATCTGTAAGGATTGCATCGAAGTCCTGTGCGCTGATTTTTCCCTTTGAGAAGGCGTCGGAAACTTCGGCCATGCTCTTTCCAGTCTTTTCCGCAAAGATCTTCAGCACAGGGATTCCTGCATCGGTCAGTCTCTGCCACTGGTCTGCGCTGATCTTACCGCTTGAGTTCATCTTCGCCATTGCGTCGACTACATTCTCGAGCGTCTCATTTGTTCCGTCTCCATAGAAGGAAACCGCGTCCATGAGGTTCTTGACCATGCGCGCTGAACTATCAAGATTAAGGCCGGAAGTGGCCAGCTTCTGTGTGGATGTAGCTGCTGCGTCCAGTCCATATGCCGTATCACTTACGGCGTCCGTCAGTCCCTGGACGACCTGCGAGGCTTTTTCAGTGCTTCCTGAAAGAATAGACATGACGTTTGTGGCCTTGCCCATTGCGTCAAGTCTTGCCGTTGCCTTGCCGACGGATCCGGCTATCAGCTGGTACCCCTTGGAAGCTACCGAGAAAAGTGTCTTTCCTACAAAGGTGCCCTTTATGATGTCTGCCATAGAGGAGGATTTCTTGGCTACGTTCTTCAGGCTTTTTTCATATCCGTCTGTCTCCAGCTTCAGCTGGATCGTAATCTGGCCATCAGTTTGTGTGAATGCTGACATGCTTCCTCCTTTCTAGGTGTTTAGTTTTGCTAAAAGTTCCGCCTCGATTTCGTGCGGATCTCGTTCCTCCTGTGCGCTGTCGTCTGGAACCTTCCAGTATCGCTTCAGCTTTTCTGCCTGTGTCTTCTCCTCGCCTTTCAGCTTGGATGTGTCACGAAGTCTGGCCTGCACGACCTTTATGAACTGCGTCTGTTCTGTCAGCCCGTCCAGAAGTGCCCTGAATTCAAACCAGTGAAGATCCGCCTTCAGCAGGTTGATTCCGTACTGCTGTCTGAATGCTGCATATATCAGCCACCAGTCACAGTCGAATCGATAGGCTGTTGCATTGCTTGTGCTTACCACTTCTTCCTTTGGTTCCTGCTCGCACATGTAGAATTTAAAAATGCCAGCCCACAGGTCTGGTATCGTCACGTCTAAATTCGTTAGATCCAGGCCTATGTACTGACAGATGACAGGCAGTTTGGCTTCCTTTGGAATCTGACGGTCCTTCATGATGAGGTCCGCCTTTACCCAGCTTCTGAAATCTACAGAGACTGGAATCTCCAGCTTATCTGCGGTGATTCTTGTAGGTAGCTCTTCCTGCGAAATTGCGAGCATTGCTTGCTCCATACTTTGCCTGTGCGATATTCTGTGCCTTTGTCAGTGTTTCGAGACTCTTGGCCATCTGATCCAGCTGACTGACCGCAGTCTGCGTATCGCGCATGCGTGCTTCTCTTTCGTCTTTCATGAATTCATCCTCGAAGATTCTTACAAGATCAAGGCATAGATAAAAAGGCGCAATGCTCGTGTTCATTCCCTTGAACAGACGCGCGTATGCTCCTCCTCCCAGCATCTTGTCGATTGTTCTGTGGCACAGATCAATCAGTGCATCATCGATGGATTCTACTTCGGCTGTTGCCTTTGTGAATTCATCGGCGGCCTGCAGTGCCTTCAGGCTGTTGCAGTCCATCTGAAATGTTTCACCTTCGATATTCAGTGTTTTGATATTTTCCTTCTGCAGTTTCAGTTCCATGGTTGCCTCCTGTCTTTTATTGAAGTGTTATTCTGCTGCGTCAGCTGTGAACGTTTTCGTTTTGATGTTGTATGTACCGACTTCCTGGGCTCCCTGCTGTGCAAATGTGCCGGATAACGTCAATTTACCACCGGCTTCTCCTGAGCCTGGATTGTCAGGCTGCACTTCATACGTTCTGTGGTATGCCCTGTATTCGCCTGCTCCTGTTGTGGCTTCATTCCATGTTTCCACTTCGACTTCTTCGAATGTTGCATGGATCTTCTGATCCTTGCCGACGGAATAGAGCCAGTATGCGAATGCGTCACCAGGGTATGCTCTTCCTTCGTAGGATACCGATGGCGCATAGCCTGTGATCTGGCTGGCTTTGTTGGTCTCGGCGATGTACTGCACACCGTCGTCTGTTTCAGGGTTGAGAGCCTGTTCCCAGTTAGTCAGCCCCTTGTTTGCGAGGACATATTCCTTGTCAAACTTTACGTAGTGGAGGTTCTCTTCCACTTTGATTTCTCTGTTTGGTAGTGTCATATCAGTCCCATTTTCCTTTCTTTTCGTAGGTTAGTATGAACGAGCAGTAAAAGGTAGACAGCTTGGTGCCTTCCCCTGTGTAGTCTGCAGGCAGTGTGGTCATTTCTATTTCCTGAGCCACGGCATCATCCAGCTGAAGGTTTGGAAAGCCTGCGCTTTGCTCTTCCTCCAGCACCTGGTGGATTGCCTCCAGTATTCTGGAAAGGTCCAGCCTTGCCTTTGTATCTTTTCTGCTTGCCTGAATGTAGATTTCAAACGGAAATTCTGCGCGGTATCCGCCGCCCAGGTATGATTCCTTTTCCCGTCCGTATCCCTGCCTCTTGAACAGCAGGGCTGTCTGTGTACTGTTTTCGAAGTACTCGAGGTTCCACGGAATGCCGTTGATGTCAATCTTTGACATGTATCTGTACAGTCCGTCTTCGATCTGTTTTACATCTTCCAGTTTCATCGATTGAACTCCTTCTTGAAAAGTGCGCCCGCCAGTCTGTCCCAGGATGCGCTTCTCTGTGTGAATGTCTTTTCTACCCATCGTGATCCGCCCTGTCTGTAGGTCAGATTGCGGTTCGTGTAGATCTTCTTTTCACCATAGTGGGCCCATGGGCTGTGGCTGGTTTCGCCAATCATGACTTTACCGGTATGCTGGAAGTGCGCGTATGGCGTATCCCACACGATATAGTCATTTGTCAGCGGTGCCCATCTCAGAGCTGAGTTCCTGAGGGCTCCTGTCTTGAGCGGTACATTTGCGTTGCAGTCCTTGATGATTCTCAGCTTGATCATTGGCTTGATCTTGCGCAGGCACCTCTTCGTTCGTGCCGCGATGCTGTCAACAGGAAAGTCGACAGTAACTTCTGTATCAATCATTCGGCCTGCACCTCTATGAATTCCGGTTCGTTTCTCAGCGGGTTTGTGTGAGTCACTCCCGTTATCTCATATTCCTGTCCCTGGTACTCCAGCCTGTCTCCTGCACGGAGTGTGAACTGTCGCATAGGATTCGTGAAGTTCTGCGGTTCGCTGTACTCTTTTGTTGCCTTGATGTCATTTGCATCAATCACCACGCTTACACCGTCCTGGTTGCTTCTGCCGGTGTTGCCACGGCTTGAGCTTCTGACAAGTTCCACCTTGACCCTTTCCAGGATTGCTTCGGAGCGCTGCTCCTGCATGTCCTTCTCCGGCAGCACATTGATTACCTTGATTGTGTGCGGTCTCAGCCATCTTGGTGATCTCATAGGAGCACCCTGGAGCCGAGTCCTGAACGCATCAGCTCGTAGTCAATCTGCGTTTTTGCAACTGGTGACAGTGGCAGGTTGTACAGCTTCGGTGTACTCGAGCCGTCATCCATGGAATAACTGAACCCGCTGGTAGTTACCGTCTTCAGCGCCATGTCATTATTTCCCTGGAAATAGTCAAGACCTCCATGCGCATCTACAAATTCGATTTGTCTTACGATTGGTGTCTTGAGCTCGATTCCGTATTCCTCCAGAGGCATAACCCTCCAGTACGGGATGCGGGTCTTAATGTAGGCATCGATGACTTCTTCGACCAGCGGTTCCAGTCTGTCGTAGTCCTTCTTGGATGTGATGGCTCTTCCGCCTAGATCGCTGTACTCCTCAAAGGTTACGATCATGGTTCACCTCTCTCAGGCTGCTGCTGCGACCTTGATGTTTCTGAAGACGCCAGCCTTTGTGCTGTCCTTGAGGACGATACCTGCAACCATTTCAACTTCACCCTTCTTGACTGCTCCTGGCTTGGATAAGTCTGGGAGGTATGTGTTGATGATCTTTCTGCCCTTTGGTGATACTGCGTGTAATGCGTCAAGTCCGAAGCAGACCGCATAGATTGCTGTTGTGCCTGTCTTTGTGTCTGTGCCGACTACATCGACAGTCTTGCTGCTTGCTCCATCGTAGTACTTGCCCATGTCAACGATTGGAATGCCGTCGTAGGCGTCTACGCCTTTTCCGAAGTCGTCCTTGCTCTGTGTGTAGTAGCCCATGAGCTTTGCAATGTATTTCAAGGCTGTTGCTGTCTTGGAATTGCAGAGAAGTGCATCAGGCTTCTGTGAAAGTGTTGCGAGCCATGTGTCGATCTGGAATGTGAACGCCTCTGCGTTTGCCTTGATCGCGTCAACTGTAGAAAGGTCTACGGCTGCTGTTGGCTTGTATTCTGTGGAGAGGCCTGTGCAGAGTGCATCCAATCCGTCGAATGGTGTTGTATCTGTATCAGCCTTGCCGTTCTTTGTGGACTTTCCGTTGATGAAGTCATTGTGGAACTTGTTGGATACGGCCTTGGACTTCTGCTGAAGCTGGAAGCTGATTTCGGATGTTGCTGCTGTTCCTTCGAGGACACGGTCTACTTCAAATGCACCACCGAAGATCTTTAAATTGATGACCTTTGTTGTACGGAGTGCTTCACCTGCTGTGTATTCGCTGTTGATCTTTCTTCCTTCAGCTACAGATGGTGTCAACAGCTGAGTGTAGCCGTATGCGAGTGTAGATCCGCCTGTTCCTGGGGATACGGCATTATCGAATGTAAGCTTGTCTAGAATAAAAGAATCCCTGCGGAATTCATCGATTACTGTCTGGTCGATTTTATCTGCTAGCCCGACCTTGGCTTGTGCTAGTGTTAATGGCATTTATTTTTCTCCTTGTTAGTTTTTGTAGTAATCCGCCACAGCGTCTTCGATAGAATTGATTTCTGTCTTTGTCGCTGGGTCTGCGTGCTTCCCACCCAGATTCACCTGTGTCTTTTTCTCAGGTTCTGCTGTGAATAGGAAGTCATCTTCCTTCTTGATGTCTGCGATCTGTTCATCGAGTCCTTTGACTTCTCCATCGTCTCCGATTGTGATCTTGTCAAAGTCCAGCATGCCTAGAAGCGCCTTCTCTGAGCGTGCTCCTGATTTGGCTACTGCCAGCTGTACCTTGGATGCGATTCTTTCGGCTTCGATGTCATCTGTGTACTTCTTCTGCCAGTCCGCTACATCCTGCTGAAGTTTTTTCACGTCTACTCCGTCGTAGTCCTGAACTTCCTTTGTGAGCTCTGCGATTCGTGTGTCTCTTGCCTGCAGGTCGCTGTCGTACTTTCCTTTGGATACGTAGTCGCCTGTGGCTAGATTTGCGAGTTTGATGTCCTTTTCGTGACCTTTGAGTGCTTCTGCGACCTGGTTGTAGAGATCTACTCCGAGCACGTCCTTTAAAAACTCCATGATTTCCTCCTGCGTTTTTTATATCTGGTTCTCTCCAGTTCTAGAGTCAGCCTTTTTAAGCGCATGCTGAGGCGCCGGTGAACCTTTTAAACGCCATGTTCAGGGCATAAGAAAAGGCGCCGTGCTGGCGTCTTATTTCTTCTTGCTTAGCTTTTCTCGCTGTGCTTCTCTGGCTTCTCGTGCTGCCAGGGCCTTCATCACTCGTGCTGCTCTCTTCTTGACTGATCGTGGTGTGCAGTCGATGACATTTCCCGGCAGTGTGTCTACCTGGATAAAGCCGCCGAGCGCTTCATTCTCTTCTCTTTGAAGCTCAGCCTGTGTTTTCTTCTTTGCCATGCTCTCCTCCTTATTCTGCTGTAACGTCTATAATAATCTGCCTTTTCGCTCCGCCCTGCTTCGGGTAGGCGGTAGCGCCTGTATAGTGGGCACCTGTGATTGTAAATCTAGTCCCCGTATCCAGCAAGACTTCCGCCTGACTTCGCTGAATAAGTGCGGCCTTCGTTCCCTTCTTCGCGTTGATGTTCAGGATTACTTCTCGTCCGCCGGATGCAGGTCCTCCCGGCAGGAATGGTGACATTCCCTTTGTGTGGCTGGTTGAGGTGAACCCCTTGTTTATCCAGGACTGCCCGACCAGCGCCTGCTGGAGCTGTGTGTCGCCTGCCTGCGATCGCGTGCTGTTGAACCGCTGCATGTTGATGCCTATTCGCTTGAGCATGTCGTCATGGTCTCCTCGGTACAGGATGTAGTTGTCCTGCATCGGGGTCATGATGCTCTTCAGCCCGCTTTCCGTGGCCTTCTGCTTCGCAGTCAAGGGTCTACCTGTATTCAGTGCCTGGTTGAGGTTCTGCGCGTGGTTGAAGCCGTTTGAAGCGTAGCACGTCGGGTCGATGTAGTTGTGGATGGCTTTCAGGGCTGCACCTGTCTGCTTCTGTCTCTGAACTGCCAGCATGCTGTTCTGAGCCGCTGGATCCATGGCTTTGAATTTCAGCTTCTGTGCTCCGCCTGTATTGCTCAGTCCGCCCTTCGGGCTTCTTCTTCCTCCGCTTCCCATCGTTCTCCTTTCTACGCTCCGTAGAGCCAGTTGTCGTTCTTTATGAATTCATGCTCGACTCTGCCCTTGAGCCTGTCCTCCAGCATTTCTCTGTAGGCCGTGCTTCCTGTTCGAACATATAAAAAGGTCGGTCTTAGGCGTTCTATAGCTGCGTCTAATCCTGACCAGAATAAAGGCCGCGCCTCTGTATCTCGAAGCGGGCCGATTGTGTTGATCCAGAGCACTGAATTCTCCGGAATTCCTTCAAAACAGTATTCGTGGCTTTCCTCGTTGCTGAATGAAAGGCTCGGGATCACTTTGATATTGTTGATCTGCGCGTATCTTGCAAACCAGTTGTTACGGTAGTGATTGTATTCCTGCAGCGGCCGCGGCATGTCTGTATACATGCTGAAGTCCGGGCTTATGATGCCTCGGTACTTCTGAAGCATCGGGATGTACTTGTCCGGATCGTTCCAGATTCTTTCGAATTTGAAATCCTGAATGTGGAAGTGTACCCATCTGTCCCAGTCGTCGTTCTTGGCTGCTAAATGAAAAGGGATAGTTCTTTCTATCCCTTCTGTTTCTTCTTTTGTGATTGGCTCTATGATCGGATATCCCTTTTCCGTGAATTCAAATTCCAGCTCGTCTGTCTTGAACCAGTTCAGGATATCCTGTCCGTTGTTGCTTGCGTTCTGTCTCACTTTATCACCTCTATGATTGATACGATTACCCTTGCTATCACTTCTGCGAGACCCATTTCAAAACCTGCGGCTGTCTGTTCCATGCTGTCGCGTATCCTTTCCGGGATGCTGCAGATGAATTCATTTATTGCTGACATATGATTCTCCTCAAAAACAAAAGGACGGGTCACCGTCCTTCATGTTGCTAGCTGTCTATTTCGTGTGTGCGTTAAGTTCAGCGAGTCTTTTTTCTTCTTCTTTGATTCGTTTTTCCAGCTCTTCCCTTGATAGATTTCTTATCCATTGAGGAATGCCGTCATAGTATTTGTGTGCTTGTTTCATATCTTCCTCCAGCCTATGCCATAGTCTCTTGCCAGCTCTTTCATGGCTTCTTCGTAGGCTTCGTCTTCATTATAAAAGTCCTGCTCTTTTTGTGCAACCTTCATATCGATCAGCATGCTCGAAATATGCTTTTTGCCATACCAGTACTCGTAGATAGTTCCATTGTGGCATATTACGTACGCTTTCCTGTAGCTTCTGTTCTTCGCGGTCGCATAGTCTCCTCCCGACGGGTGCTTGGAGCCTGGATGATTGTGTATTCCCACAAGTGATCCCTTGTATTTCTTTACGGCTCTAAGTACGGCCTTGTTGGTCGTAACTTCGTTTTTGACGGTGGAATGCGTTTGTGAGGCGACGACCTTCCCGGTATTCATATCGATGAGATGCAGATCTTCCATTTCTGTTCCGCCTCTATGACGGAGCATGTCCATGGCTTTTGCGTATAATGCTTCGTTGACTTCATCGCTGCTGGTCAGGGTTTTGAATTTTTCATGATAGGCGCTGGAATTTACATACTCCCAGTTCACGCGTGTATCTGATTGCTTGGAGGATCCTTTCTCTTGCTCAAGTACGGGGCTTGTGTTGCTCCATGCCTTCTCAGCCGAGTAGTCACGCTTCAGGAAGCCGTTTGAGCTCTTGATCAGATCATTGATCTTTTCCTTGTAGTAGCTCTTCCATTTCCTTGCTTCCGTGGTGTCCTGGCCTCCGGCCTTGAGCACCTTCTCTTCTCTGTCCCACTTGCGCATCTTGCGCTCGAGGGCTCTCTGCTGCTGCTCCATCTGATAGAACTGCTCGTTCTTTGTTTCATCGATGTGGTAGTAGGTCTGCTCGTCTCCTTCTCCGAAGAACGGATAGAACTGATGCCTGCAGTTGTACCCGCCCAGCCCTGTTGCTGTTCCGTAGCCTGTGGCCTCGTAGAAGTTCTCATAGTTTCCTTCTGGATGGTTTCTCCAGTAGATCTTGCCCTGCCATACTGCGTGGCTTGGTCGTGCTCCCAGGTGGCTTGAAACTTCTACCAGGTTGATATCCATATCGTTCAGCATGTCCTCTTCGCATTTCAGTGCGTTCTGTGCCACGCTGGTTCTTACTGCAACTCTTACGGCTGCCTCTACGCTTCTCTTTGCTCCTGTCGGGTATGTGACTTCTCCCAGCCCTTCCTTGGCCAGCTTCTTTATTGCGTTGGTCACCGCCTGGTCGTAGCTGTACGCTCCGCTTGCCACCTGCAGGTATGCCTGGTCGTACAGATTCATCATCTGAGCCGTGGCCAGCTGTCCTGTCGTTCGTGTCAGATTTGACAGCTCGTTCTTTGCGATGTTGGTACTCTTTTCGATCTGTCTTCCAAAGGACAGCCCGCTGGTATCGTATCCGTGTTTTTCCAGCTGTACGATCGTGTCGCGGGTGCTCTTGTACGTGCTTTCGTTCATCAGCTTTTCTACTTCTGATTCACTTGTGTTCAGCACCTTTGCCAGCGCCCTGTTGATGTACTCCTGCTGGAGTGACAGTTCCCTCAGCTTTGCGTTCAGGTACTCTGTCGTACTTGTCATGCTTCCTGCGTGCGCTATCCTCTGCGCCATGTCGACCAGAATCTCGGTGACCAGCTTCTGGTATTCACCTTCGATTCCGTCTGTGCATTTCTGCAGATAACTTGGTGTAAGTGCCATACGTCATCCTTCTAGTCGTCTACACCGCCCGAATTAGCCCCGTTTGGGCCCGGATTCGCGCCATTCTGGTCTCCCGGGTTGAATTGTCCGGCCAGCGTCTGCTGTTGCGCAGCGGCCGTTTCTCCGGTCATTTTTCGTGCCGTCTCTTCGTCTTCTCCGTCGTACTTTACGCGGTACTCCCATTTCTGTCTGATTCCTGCAGCGATTTCCTGCATGAATCTCATTCTTTCGGCCTCTTCGTCCGCGAACATCGTATCATCAAACTGAATTGTGATCCTTGCGTCCACGTCCAGCGGCTGGGGCAGCTTCTCCTTGCCCAGGATGAGTGCTGCTCTTGTCAGATCTTTCAGTGCCTCCTGGATAGCGATTCTCTGCTTCCATACGGATTCTGTCAGATCCTTGTTGCTGGCCTTGACCTGCGTTGCTGTGGTCATGCTTACCTGGTTGAACTGGTAGCGGTTCTGCCCCAGCCCGACCTTTGCACTCAGGAGATTCAGATTGAACTGCACGTTCTCCTTGTTCTCGTCCACTCTAAGGCTAGGGTTGTACTCGTTAAAAAATTTAGGATCTCCAGGGAGTGCTTCTCCTGTTGTCACGTAGAGTGACTTCTCCAGCGTTGCTCCGATGTCAGGCTCCTGCTGGACGACTCTGTCCTGTCCGTTCTCGTCCTTTGCGTAAGTCTTAGGCTTGAGCTGAACGGCAGCCTGGTCCATGAAGACTCGCTTCTTGCCCAGCAGCGTATCCATGAACATGTTGTCGTAGCTCAGATCGCACAGCTGCAGGTTGTCTATCGCATTGGCGTAGATGCTGGCTCCCAGCGGTACGTCTGCGATGTTGTTTTCAATATTTGGCTTCATGATCACGAACGGTTTGCATGGCAGTACGTAGGATTCCACTTCTCCGTGCGGTCCTGGTACTTCTTCGTATCCGCCGCCTCTGTTCACTCTGTAGAAGTGGTTCGCGATGAGGTACTCTCCGTCGTCATTCATCTTTTTAAAGATCTGAACATAGAGGTGCTCCTGGCTGTCCTGCGTGTAGTTGCTGGCCAGCGCTACGTCGGTGATGTCTTCATCGTCGTATGTCAGAGGCACGATCATCTGTGCGTCCTTGATGACCTTCAGCTGGAGTCCTTCTCCTGCAAGTTCGCCACCCTGTTCTGTGGCTCCTGTCAGCTGCCAGTAGAAGCAGACAGTCCCCTGTGCAAATTCTCTTTCTACGGCCTTGTTTCCCTTGACCCAGAATTCAGTTTTCCCCAGGATGCCTCCGTTCTGCTCGTCAGTGTCTCCTGTCAGCCACTCCTGCGTCCTGTTCGTTTCGTGTTCTCCGCATTCGATGAGGATGCGCGTCTTGTCGTTGAGCAGAAGGTTAGCCCAGTCCTCGCAGAGCTTCTTTGCCATGCGCATCTGCTTTCTCTTTACCTGTGCTCCGTTGTCCTGTGCGTCCCTGATCCAGTAATTGTGGAAATCCGGAACGTATCCCCTCCACCAGTCTTCCCACAGATGAATGTCTGCGTAGTACTGCTGGATGGTATCGCTGACCGGGTATCCCAGGTCACTTAAAATTGTGAAAAGTAGTTTCATCAGTCCCTCCTGCCTGTGATCACGGTCATGAATGTAGACCATGAATAAAAGTGGGCATCGAATGTATCGATGTCCGTCGTGAAGTCATCGAGGATCTTGTCCTCCTTTGACTTGCTGTCATATAGAGCCGTGCTCAGTGCTTCTACCACCATCGGCACGGCCTGAAATTTCATCTTGTGTCTGTTCAGCATCATGTTGTAGGTCAGGATTCTTGTCTTTCCCTCGACCTTCTTGCAGTCAGCCACCTGTGTCGCAAAACCGGCATTTCTTACGGCTGCTCTTATGCTGTTCAGAATGACCTGCTCCGCGTTGTCAACGAAGACATAGGCCACGTAGTATCCCTGCTGCTCAAGGCTTCCCAGCAGCGCCACTGTTTCCTGGCAGAGGCGTTCTGCGTCTATCGTGCCCTTGCTGTGAACGATCTTTCTTTCTGCAAAGGTTACGATCTCGCTCCAGTCCATCGTGATTCCTGTGACCACCAGCGTGCTGTGGGATTTCGTTCCGCCGATATCCAGTCCGATGTTGATGCGCCCGAAGAGCGGCAGTTCTCCATTGACTTCCCATTCGCTCGGGTTGTCCGCAAACTGCGGGAAGAGCAGGCCTTCTGCGTTGCACCACTCTCCAAGGATGTATCGGTTGTAGTAGACCGTGCCTCTGTACTCTGTCTTCAGGTTCTCTACGAAATCCGGCGATAGAAACGGGTTGTCATCGAGCTGGTAGTGCTGCTGGAAGATGTCCGCGTCACTCTGCAGGAACTTGTGAAACCAGTGGTTCTTGTTGTCCGGGTTGCACGTTCCATCAAAGCAGGAGTACGGCTTGTCTAGACGTGACTTCAGCATGTTGAAGACTTCTTCGTTCCATGTCACGACTTCGTCTCCGTAGCAGTACTTGAGGCTGGATCCACGGATCTTGTCTACCTGCGTGATCTTGTCTGCGCCCAGCGCGTAGCATTTCTCTCCGAAGAGATCGACCGTGTTGTCTGGCCGGATTCCTCCTACCAGCCGTCCGCCGTACATGTTTCTCATCGGTGCCAGGACGTTTCTTTCAAGTGTGGACTTGGTGTTGCCCATCAGAAGTACCAGCCCGTCCTTTCCTGCAACGGCTCGGATGCGCTTCGGTATCATGTAGTAGTCCAGCCATGTCTTGCCTGATCTGGTCGCTCCTGTCTTGACGTTCCATCTGTGCGGCTTTGTGGTCCAGAACTCCTTCTGCTTCTCACTTAGTTCCATTGTCGTCCTCGGCCAGCCTGTCAATTCCCTTCAGCAGTTCATCCAGCTTTGTCAGCTCTGACTTGCCGCCGTTGGTCTGTTCCGTCAGTGCCTTTGCCTGCGCGTTCATGAGGTTTGTCTTGGCTCTGTCCAGCTTGGACTGCGGCTGCTGGCCTGTCATGTCGCGTATGTATTCAGCGGCTCTTACGTCGCCTTTGATTGCCTTTTGAAACATGGCCACTGCCATCAGCATCTCGTTTGTCATCTGATCTTCCGGGATGCCGTAGTCTGCCAGCTTGGATTTGTTTCGGTCATTTGGTTCCAGCGCAAGGATGACCTTCAGGCTGTCCTTCAGATGCTTCTTCTTTGCGATGGCCTTCTGTGCGGCAATTCCTCCGCGCCGTCCCATCTCTGCTGCTGTTTCCTTTGTGAACGGCTTTGTGAGGTTCGCGAGCTGTCTCTTCTTTCCTTCGCTCATCTCAGCCATTTGCAAGCACCGCCTTCTGTCCTGTCTGCTGTTCCCATCGGTCTATGATGACGTCCGCGTAGCGCGGATCGTATTCCATCATGAAGCACTTTCTGTTCAGCTGCTCGCATGCGATGAGCGTGGATCCTGAGCCTCCGAACAGATCGAGCACGTTCTCGCGTGTTCTGCTGCTGTTCTTTACGAGCCTTGCTATCAGTTTGATTGGCTTCATCGTCGGATGCAGGTCGTTCTTGGCTGGCTTCTTCTCGTTGATCACCGTAACGTCCGGATAGGTCTCCAGGATTCGCTGCACGAGTGCCTTCAGCTCGTCCTTCTTCATGGCATCGAGGTCTATCTCTTCATCGTCGATGACTGTCGTCAGCGTTCTGTTGTTGGTGAAGTAGTGGCTTGCGCCGTCCTTCCACCCGTAGAGGCACGGCTCGTGCTTCCACTGGTAGTCCTGTCTGCCGAGCACCAGGCTTTTCTTGTTCCAGATCAGCTGCTCTCTCACTTCCAGTCCTGCGTTGTTCAGGGACTGTTCAAAGTCCATGTGTGTACGGCTTGCGTACCAGATATAAAAAGCGCCGCCTGCCTTCAGGTGGTCGCTCATGTTTTCAAATGCTGCCGTCAGGAACTCCTGGAAGTTCGCACTGTCCATGTCATCGTTCTCGATGGTCATGCCCTGGCTGTTCTCGATGGCTACGTTGTATGGCGGGGCTGTCACCACCAGGTCCATGGCGTCTCCGTTGCACAGTTCTTCCACGTCCTGTCTGCTCGTGCTGTCTCCAACCATCAGCCTGTGGTCGCCCAGCTTCCAGATCTGTCCCTTCTTTGTCATTGGCTCTGCAGGAATGTCCGGCTCGTAGTTGTCCTCGACTGCTTCCTCCGTGTCTATCTCATCCTGCACAAATCCAAAGTCGGACATGTCTATGTCCAGGCTGTCCAGCTCCTCCAGCTCCGCGTCTAAGAGGTCGAAGTCCCATTCTGAGGCTTCAGCGACCTTGTTGTCTGCGAGGCGGTACGCCTTCACCTGCGCCGGTGTCAGATCATCGGCCATGATGCATGGGACTCTGTCCAGCCCCAGCTCCCTGGCTGCCTTCCATCTTGTGTGTCCTGCAATGATGACATTGTTCCTGTCGATTACGATCGGCTGCTTGAAGCCGAACTCGCGGATGGAGTTTGCTACCAGGTCTACTGCCTGGTCGTTGATTCTCGGGTTCTTATCGTAGGGCACCAGTTCACCTGGTGTCATGTATTTGATGTTCATTAGTGTCGGTGTCCTTTCTTGTCTTTTGAGCCAGGAGGCATTTTCAAGATTTTCGATTACAGCATTTTCGTTCCAATTTGTTCTATAAAGGGGAGGTCCCTCCTGGCATGCAAAAAAGGACAGGCTGCAGGGACAGATTGTGAACCCTGTATCAGCTTGTCCTTTTTTGACTTTTACATAATAGCACGGTTTTTTGGTACACCGGGTGTACTCTTTCACTCCAGGGCTTCAATTTTTGATTTCAGGTGCTTCCAGAGTCCCTTCTTCGTGTAGCCGTACCTGAGGGCTGTCTGCTCGTAGTTCTGCTGTAAAAGGTAGACGTCCATCAGTGCTTCCTTGTCCTGCTGGTCCATGCTTTCAATCCACCCGCATTCCAGAATCAGCCTTGCCAGCATCCGCGCTTCCTTTTCCTTTGCCTCTACGGCTTCGATCAGGGCCACAGGCGAGGCATTCGGGTCGTGCTGGTAGTGTGGAAGGGGGAGCGGCGATCTGGCCTGCTGCGGGCTCAGAACGGGCCCGGAACGGGCGAGCCCGGTCATCTGGTGCCTCAGCACCTCGATGTCCTGGTTGACCCGTATCAGTCTGCGGTTGTAGTAGACCGTCCCTCTCAGCTGCTGGATTGATTCTCTGTAGTCCATTGTATTACCTCCTCAGTGCTGCTATCAGCGCCTGCTGCGTCACGTCCTTTGTTTCCAGTGCCCGTGCCTCGTCTTCGTCTATCGTTCCTTCGGCCATGATCCTGTAGATGGTCACGGGCTGTGTCTGGCCCTGTCTGTAGATGCGTGCGTTTGCCTGCTGGTAGAGCTCAAGGTTCCAGTTCGGCAGGCTGTACCAGATGGCGATGTGCCCGCCCTGCTGGAGGTTCAGCCCGTGGCCTGCGCTGGCCGGGTGCACCAGCAGCACCTCGATGTCTCCCATGTTCCAGTCTGTGATGTCCTTTGCTGTCGTCAGTGCGCGCACCTTGTGGTCCTTCTTCAGGTGTGCGAGGAGTCGTTCCTTCTCGTGCTGGAACCAGTAGAACACGAGCACCGGATTTCCGTTGGCTGCCTCTATCAGATCGTCGAGTGCATCCAGCTTCGTGCTGTGGATGCATTTTGTGCCCACTGCGCGGCTGTTCATGTCTTCCCTGGTGTACACCTCTCCCGAGGTGATCTGCTTCAGCTGGGCGCACAGAACGCCTGCATTTGCGGCCATTACCTGCTCGTCTTCGATGCTTAGGACTTTCTCGCGTTTGAAAGCGTGGTATCTGTTCATCACTTCCTTCGGCAGTCTGACCCTGTAATCGAGGTATTTCACCGGCGGAAGTTCTGCGCAGTCCTTCTGGTCCAGGCTCATGCAGATGTCTCCGATTGCCTCGTAGATCCTTCTGTCTGCTCCCGGCTGGACGAGCCACTCGTACACGATGTAGCCGTTCCTTCTTCCCGGCTGCAGGTAGTTCTCTCTGAATATCGTCAGTGTCCTGCCGAGTCGCTTTCCTCTGTCCATCAGGTACACCTGGCTCCAGAGGTCCGGGATTCCTCTTGGTGCCGGTGTTCCTGTCAGTCCGATGAATCTGCTTACTCTCGGCATCACTCTGCGCAGTGCCTTGAACCGCTGGCTTCTCGGATTCTTGAATGTTGACAGCTCGTCGATCACCACCATGTCGAAGTCAAATTCTGAAGTCTCGTCAATCAGCCAGCAGACGTTCTCCTTGCCTATGAGGAAGATGTCCGCATCCTTCTCGAGTGCCTTCCTTCTCTGCTTTGGAGTGCCCGCAACTACCGAGTAGGTCATGTCTCTTGTGTGGTCCCACTTCTGTATCTCGTCCGGCCATGTGCTCTGGATGACTCTGACGGGTCCAATGATCAGAACTCTCTGGATCAGTCCGAGGAGCATCAGGTCCTGGATGATGGTCAGCGTGGTCACTGTCTTTCCTGCTCCCATCGGCAGGAAGAGTCCGCATCTCTCATTGTCGAGTGCGAACTCTATCGCCTTTCTCTGATAGGCGTGCGGTTCAAAACTCGTCATAGTTGTTCATGTTCGGGCATCTTGCGTAGGTCTTCAGCTCGTCCACGAACTGGTCGACCTGCTCCTTGCTTGAAAGCACGTATATGAATGCGCCCTCTCTCTTCATCTGCCGGAAGACTGTCACCTGCAGGGGGCGTGGCTTCTCGCCTGGTCTTTTGAGCTCGACGAACATCGTACGTCCCTCGTGGATGATGATCCTGTCGGGAACTCCTGCAGTTCCCGGGGATGTGAACTTGAGGCACAGCCCTCCGATCAGTCCGATCCTGCTGTGGAGGTGTCTTTCTACCTGGTTCTCGATCATCTGTGTTCTCCGTAGAAGGACTTCATTGTCTGCTCGTACTTCTTTGCGCAGTCTGGACACAGATCTCGGCGGTCTTCTGTTCTTAGCCATCCTTCAGGCAGGTCTTCGTAGCAGTCCATCAACTGGGCGACGGCATTTGGTTCTCTTGTTGATCCATCTCTGTCCTGTTTCAGAGTGATTGCTGTATGGCATCTGTCGCATTCGACATATAATCTTTTCTCTCTCATTTTAGTTTTCTCCTTTTTTCTTAGAGTCCCAGCTCTTCTGGGGTGTATTTCTTTTCAGGTTCCAGTCCACTGTACCTTGTGTCTTTTTCAAAGTACGGGAAATACATACCGTCGTCTTTTAAAAATATTGAAATATACTCTTTCCCGGCAGGGGCTTCTGACTTTTCAATTGCTATAACTTCTTTTCTGAACGGTCTGATTACTTCGCTGAGGTATTTCTTTTCTGCGTAGTCAAGGATTTCCTCTTTATGCTCCTGTGCCATCCAGTCCAGGATGTCGGAGGTGTAGTCCTTGTGGTTGTGCTCGATCTCCTGATCCATGTAGTGCTGGATGCTGTTGAATATCAGTATCGGGCTGCCGTAAGCTTCTTTTACTACACTTTTCAGTCTTTCCAGGTAGTGCTCCAGGTTTGTTTCTTTTTCCATGTTTTTATTCCTCCTCTTATAGGCTTCTTATGAACTGCAGAACTAAGATCAATGCAAATATTAGCAATATGTCGATTGTTGTCATTTCGTGTATTCCTTTCCTTGTGTTTTTTGTGATGTGAACGTGTGAACGGTGTAACTCCCGCGCGCGTATATGCGTATATGCGTGTATATATGCGTGCGTATACGTGTTTTTTCTATATATTTCATTAAGTTATAGAATTACTGTTATCACCGTTATCATCGTTTGTTTTTGTGCTTATTTATGCGTGTTTCCGGCGTAAACGGTGACTATTTTTCACTGTTATCATCTGTTATCACTGTTATCGCGTCACCGTTATCACCGTTATCAGTCCCTTGGACGTCCATAGGCTCTCTGAAATCCGTAGATTGCTCCAAATCTTGCATTACCTTTTCGGTCCCATCCGATTCTTGTCATGATTGCCTTCATTTCTCTCTGGTCCTGGTTGCTGAAGCTCAGTTTGCTTCCGTCGAATACCTCGCACCAGATCTCCAGCAGGCACACCCTGTCTCTTTCCACGGTGCCCTGGTTCTCCGGATTCTCCAGCCATGACTTCCTCTCGAACAGTGTCATGTCCTTCCATCCTTCCGGCAGCTTTCTTTCCAGGTAGTCCCTCACGAGGTCCTCTCGTACGGAGTGGTATGTGTGGTCGTCCTGGATCCTTGTTGCGGTCTCTGTCAGTTCCCTGTCCAGGTACAGCGGTTCCTTGTCTTTGTATCTCTGCACGGCCTCCGCCCAGATCTGATCACGTTCCCGCGGGAGCTGGTCAAAGATGTTTTTTGTTGCTGCTGTCGCGTCTGTCTGTATCGGCAGGAATCTTCTGTTTCCTGTGAAGTCCCGCAGGAACTCGTCATCGTTGGTCGTTCCTACAAAGACGCACTGTCTTGGATTGTCTGTCACCCTTCTTGCGTATGCCTTGCGGTAGCGGTCGTCTCTCTTTGAGATGAACTGCTTCATGGATTCGATGTCTGATTTCTTTGCTGCAGACAGTTCAGCCCACTCGACGATCCAGCTTCCGTGCAGCGCCTCGTAGCCTTCCTTGCCGCTGATGCTGGTGATGGAGTCGCTGAACCACTCGCCGCCCATGATGCTCAGCATGTGGCTCTTTCCTATGCCCTGCTTGCCAATGAGTACCGGCATGCAGTCAAACTTGCACCCCGGCTCGAATACTCTTGCCACGGCTGCTGTGAATGTCTTTCTTGCCACTGCTCTTGTGTAGGGGCTGTCTTCTGCTCCAAGGTAGTCAATGAACAGCGTGTCCAGTCTTTCCTGTCCGTCCCACTTCAGTGCGCTGAGGTAGTCCCGTACCGGGTGAAAGCTGTTCTTCTCGTGTACGAATGCGACCGCATCGTCCACCTTTCCCTTGGCCACGATCCTGTAGACCTTCTCCAGGTAGTAGCGCAGTCCGGCATCGTCCGTGTCGTCCCACGTTCTGTTGTCGCAGTAGTTCCACCATGGAAGACTTCCCACCTTGACGGGCTTCTGCTGGAACAGGTCGGTTCCGCCGACGCTGTCCTTCAGCTTTCTGTCATGTGTCATGATCTGCACGATGTTGTCTGTCGTGGCCATGAGGTTGCCCTTCTTGTCCATCTCCAGCGCCTCCAGCCAGCTGTCATCGTCTTGCGTGTCATTTTCAGCGCTTTGTTGCGAGTTTTTCGCATCTGCACCCTCGATTTCGTCACCCCAGGCGTCTTTTGCCTCCTGTGCCTTCTCTCTGGCCAGCTGTTCCTTTGTTGCCGTGTCTTTGCTTGCAAAGTCCAGCATCTTCTTCTGACTGTCCGGGTCATCCCTGAACATGTGCAGCCTTACCAGATCGAACGCGTTGCACAGCTGCTGGCTGGCGGGGTCTGTGCTGTGGTTCGAGTATGCGAACCTGTCATCATAGATCACCAGGCCTCCGGCCGTGCTTCCCTTGGCGTAGGTCCAGCGGTTGTCGCTGGCTGTCGGGATGTATTCATCCGGAATGAATTTTGCTATGGCCTCCTGGATGGTGTAGGTTCTGCAGAACGCTCCGATCCATCCTGTCTTTGTCAGCGGGTCTTCCTGCTTCTTTCCCAGGTGCGCCCGGATGTCCGTCTCTCGTGATGATCTTGGCCATGTGCTGATATCGTGCCAGTCTCTGTATGAGGCCAGCACCTCATCTGCGCACAGCGTCTCTCCGTCCTTCTGAATGAAGACGTACTCTCCGTCGCTGCTGGTGCTTGGCCAGAACATCATTCTTGACGGCTGGTATGTCGTGTCGTCGAAGTCATCGAGGCCGATAAACTCTGCCGTACGGCGCGCTATGGCCTCGTATTCTTCAGGTGTGACTTCTCTGTCCAGCGGGATGATCCATCTGTATTTCGGTGTATTCCGGCTGTGCTTGTGTGTGCTGTAGATGCAGCATCTGTACGGGTAGAGCAGGTCGATCATGTCTGTGAAGTCCTTCTTTGCGAAGTCTGCATCCAGCGTGACCATGGATCTGCACACGACGTTCTGGTTCAGCCTTCTGCCGTTTCTCAGCTCGCCGGCTACGAATCCTCCGACATCCTTGATGTCAGCCTGCTGGTCTTTTGTCTTTTTCTTGTATTCATCCAGGGTCTCTTTTGTGCGGGTCGTGTGTTCCAGCTTGGCCAGAATCTGTTCCCACGTGACCTCCCTGTTCAGGTAGGTCTTCTGAGTCCTGTTCTTGCAGGTAGCTATTTTCATATCTCTAGTCCTTCTTGTAATAATCGCTCTGGAAGCCGTCAGCCGTCAGTACGATGTCTGGTGCCCAGGCTGGCGGTGTGGCCATGATTTCTTCCAGTCTTGCCAGCCTTGCTTCCGCCTCGTCCTTTGGTACTTCACAGATGACTTCATCGTGTACGTGCATGACGGGTCTGAAGCCTTCAGCCTCCAGCGTGGCCAGCGTGTCGCACAGGCAGTCCCTGGCGATGCTCTGTACCACGTTCTCTGTCAGCTTTCCGCCCCATGTCGTGATGCGGGTCCACTGTCTTGTGGTCTGGTTCAGTCCCATGTAGGAGATCTGATCATCCACGATCACGGGCTGGACGTATGCGATGCTGCGTCCGTTCGGCAGTCTGATGAACAGTACATCGTCGTCTCTGTAGACGGCCATGTTGCGGTCAAGTCTCGCGGGGATGCCCTGGATTGCCATCCTTACGGCATCATCCAGCTTCGACCAGAACTTCTTGATGTGCGGGCTGGCCTTGCGCCACTTCTGCACGATCTCTGTCATTTCTTCTTCACTCAGGCCCATGGCTTCTCCTCCCATGGCCTTGAGGGCATTGACGCCGCCTCCGTAGCCCAGGGCGAGCTCTGCGATCTTGCCCTTCTGTCTGAGGTGGCCGTTCACGCCGTGCTTTACGACCGGCACTCCGAACATCTGCGTTGCGCTGGCGCAGTAGATGTCCTTGCCTTCCTTGAATGCCTCCTGGCGCCATGTCTCTCGTGTCAGCCATGCGGTCACTCTTGCCTCGATGGCCGAGTAGTCTGCTACTACGAATCGGCAGCCTTCCGCTGGAACGATGGCCGTTCTGATCAGTGTGCTGAATACGTCGTTCAGGCTGCCGTACAGAAGCTGCACGGCTTCCCAGTCTTCTTTCTTGACCAGCTCTCTTGCTCCGTCGAAGTCATCGAATGTGTTTCTCGGGAAGTTCTGCGGCTGGATCAGCCTGCCTGCAAAGCGTCCGGTTCTGCCTCCATAGAACTGGAAGCATCCGCGGACCCTGTTGTCCCTGCAGGCGCTGCGCTGGAAGCAGTCATACTTCTTCACGCTCGTCTTGCCCAGCTCCTGTCTGATTTCCAGGGCACGCCGTGTCTGTGGCGTGATGTCATTCTTTAACATCTCAGTTACCGCTGTCTTGTTCAGGCTCTCTATTGCATGTCCTTCCTGTCGTTCGATCCAGCTCTTCAGCTGTGCGAGGCTGTTCGGGTTTTCCAGGTGCGTCAGGTCATGCGCCTCTTCCTGCAGCTGGGCTGTCAGCACCTCGTGTTCCCGGAGTACCTTGCCTACAAGGTCAGCGTCGATGCCGATGCCTCTGTCATTGATGTGCTGGTCAACATGCCAGTTCTTCCATTCCTGATCGGGTACGGGACAGATTCGGTCGAGCCTTTCAAATATGAATTTCTCTGTGACTACGTCCTGTCTGTTGTACTCTACGAATGTTTCCCATTTCTCGGGTGCATCTGTGGCCGTGTTCCTTGTTCGTCCGTGGTTGCTGATGGTCGGTTTGCATGGCTTGCAGAAGTACTGAATCAGGCGCTTTCCTGCGGCCATCTTCTTCTTGTCTTCCGGCAGTCCCAGTGCATTGCCAAGCTGTGCGAGGCTGTTTGGATAGCCCAGTTCTGCGGCCATGATCATTGTGTCCTGCCACTGCTCGGGTGGTAGAAAATCCAGAGGCTCCCTCGCGTCTGGACTTCTGTATGTATTGATAATTGTCTGTGGTAGCTTTCTGAGGTATGCACTGAGGCAGGTTCTTTCGAACGCTGCGTTGTGCGCCACCTTGGTGATGCGTGGATCCATGAGGAATTTTACAAATCCAATGTAGTACAGCGTCTCCGGTGTCGGATGCTCGATTACCTTCACGGGTCCATCGTCGAAGGCATAACCGAAGAGGAGGATCTCGAAGTCCTCGCTCTCCGCGTATTTGTAAGCCCCGCATTCAGCAAGATCGACGCTGGAGTAGGTCTCCAGGTCGATATGCAGGTATCTCGGCTTCCTAGAGAAGGTCGCCATAGTCGTCTCCCAGGCTGTCTGTTACGGCCTGATCGATTTCATCTTCCCAGTCTCCGAGTGCGTTTCCGTGTCCGCCGAGGTTCTCTCCGTCCTTCATTTTAAGAACGGAATCCAGCCCGCAGGCGATGCCCTTCTGTGCCTTGCTGAAGGGGTAGAAATTGAAGCATACTTTTGCGTAGCATCCGCTGTACACCGTGTCTTTGATTTCTTCCGGTGTGAGTGTTCTCTTGCCCTTTTCCAGGGCCAGGACACCTGGTGCTGTAGTTGACTTTGCTGTAAGGATCCAGCTGTTCTTGTAGTCGCTGTTTCCTGCGTACTTTTCATCTGCATCGCCATCGACCAGGAGCCCTTCTCTTGTTCCCGGCTTTCTGAGCAGTGGTGTTGCCTTGGCTCTGAAGCCCTGGCCGAAGTCTTCGACACCGTATTCTACGGCTTCTTCATAGTTTGCCTTGATCTGGTCGATTGTGTACTTGTCATCCTTGCTGATGATCATTCCTGTGCTGTACTTTGGTGTGTTCTTTTCATCGAATGCGTACGCTTCTGCAAGGTGCGCATATGTAAGTCTTACGAGTCCTGTTTTTACTTTAGTCATGCCTTCTTTTCCTCCTTAAGCATTAAGTATTTCTTTTTTGTAAGTCTGTGGAGCTGTCTGATCTTGTCCGTTCTGTAGCGGTTGTTTTTCAGCCCCTGGATTTCTATATTGAGCTGTCTGATCTTCTGGCTCAGTTCCCTGATTTCATCTGTCATCCTTCTGTGCCTGCTCGATCAGTTCTTCTGCCTGATACATATAGTGAACGATAGTTTTAAGATCTTCATAGACCTCTTTTACCGCTTCTCTCAGGTATTCACAGCATTCATATGCATCGTTGAGTGCTGTCTCTCTGTCTCTTGATACATCTGTGTGATAGTCTTTCATTTCATTCTCTCCTGCAGTTCCAGCAGCATATCGAGTGCCTTGATGATCGCCGCCTCCTGTTTCTCTGCTACGCTTCTCCATCTTACGCAGTCGCAGTCCAGTACATCGTCCAGAATCTTGTAGATGTCTGCGACCAGCTGCTGCTTTGTCAGACTGTCTGTCATTTGAATTCCTCCCCGAATGCCTCAAGTGCCGAGGCTTCTGTGATATCCGGTCTCTTGTCGCTTTCAGGCACCAGCGTTGGTGCTCCCGGCGGCTTGACCAGCGTGTCGCCCAGTACCTTTGGCAGTTCGTTCTTTCCGACGAGCTTCTGCAGCTCTGTGATTGTCTTCAGTCTTGTCTCCGTGATGTCCGTGTACGGATATCCTGCTGTCTGCAGTCTCTTCATGGCTTCCAGATCGTCAGTGATCTTGCGTCGGCTTGCTCCCTCGACTACCTTGTAGCCCTTGTACTTTGTGCCGCTCATGGCCTGTTCCAGGGCGTATTCCTGCAGGTCTTTGGCCCATGCGGCCATTTCCTTCAGCTTTGGAAGAAGGTCGGCTATTTCGTCGTCTTTTAGAAGCATTCCGTTGAGCATTTTGCTCTTCTCTGCTGTTTTCTGCTGCATCCGTGCCCTCGCTCTGCAGTTTGCCTTGACCTTGCAGAAGCGGCACCAGTCTCCGGGGATCTGCTCTCCTTCTCCGGCGTATGCCATCTTTGCCATTGGCCGTACTGTTCCTTCCAGCCATTTCTCCAGGTATTCCACGGTCGTTGTGTATGAATCGAAGTGGTCGATGCGTGGCTGGTAGATATGAACTGTGATGTTTCTGAATCCGTACAGAGGTTCGTAGATGTTCATCGTTCCTGCTGCATAGAGTAGTAATTGAGAGTTATGATATGCATTTACCGGTACTCCTGCTCCATACTTGAAGTCGATGATGTGCAGCGTGTCTGTGCTTACGATTACAGCGTCGCTGGTTCCGAATCCCTCAGGTATCCATTTAGAAAGGTCCACTTCTACCTCTACGAACAGCTGCGCACATGGATCTTTCTTCTTTTCGGCGTTCAGTACCTCGATTACGTAGTTCCGGTAGTTCGTTGTAGCCTCGTCCATCTCTTTGTCGGGGCACTGTACCTTCTTTCTCGGATGGCCATCCAGGTAGTTTGTCAGCTTCTCCTCTGCCTTGGAATGGGCCAGAGTGCCTTCTGCAGCGTATGCAGAGGCTTTCTCCGGTACTGTTTCCTCCAGTCTTGCCGATGGCGTGCAGTTCAGCCATCTTTCGGAGCTGGAGGCACTGAGCAGTGCGTGTCTACTTGGCATTGATGGCCTCCATCAGTTCAGCGTACTTTTCCTTCGGCATGCTGGAGACGCTTCTTGCGCCCAGCTGGCTGAGGATTCCTTTGAATACCTCAGGGCTGTTCTTCTTGATGAAGTCCGCGCTTGCGGCGATCACTTCTTTTTCGGTGTATTCCTTCACCGGTTCTTTTTCAGTTACCGTCTCTTCCTCAGTGCACTCATTTGTTGTCCAGCCTCCTGTCGTGTTTCTCCATGACACGCCGCCTTCTTCCTGTTTGGCCGCAGGCTCTGGCTTCTTTGTAGCTTTGGCTTCCTTGTGTGCCTGCTCGATTGCTTCATCGGCTTCTGCATCCGCCTTGATCTGCGGGTTCTTGCTGAGGAATGTCAGCAGTTCCTGGCATTCCTTCAGTTCCGACTGCGTGTACTTGATACTTACGTCAACAAACATCTTTATTTCCTCCCTTTTGTCCATGTTCTGTTGTTCCTTCTATGTCCATCCAGCTGCCTTCCGGGTCTTCATGCTGGATTGGAGAGATAATCGTGTGATCATGCATTTCTCTGATCAGGTAGTCTCTCAGGCCTCGAATCTGTTCCAGGCTTTCGTTTCGGTACGAGACTTTCTGGTCTCCTATCTGTGCGGTAAATCTGTACTTCTTTTTTTTCGACATCCTTGTCTCCTTTTTGTGTGCCTGTGCTATAATATTTATGTGTGTTTGTGCTAGTATTTGACTTCGTCATCAAATGCTAGCCCTTTTTTTATGCCCTCTCGTGCGCCTCGATGATCTTCTTTTCACTTAGTCCGAGGCCTGCGACGGCTCTTTTTGTCAGCATGAACCTTCCGCCGCCTACGCATTCCAGCCCTTCGGCTTCTATATCTGACAGGAACCTGTTCCACAGTTTCATTGCGGTCTTGTATCCGCAGCCCATGAACTTCTGGAACTCTCTTTTATTCATGTAGCCGCGGATCAGCATCCTGTACCTGAAGTCTTCCAGTCTTTCTTCGCTCATAGGCTCAGTGCTCCAAGCTGCAGGGCTACGATCAGCAGGATTGCTGCCGTCAGCCCGCAGATCAGCATGATGTCAGTATTGCTGAAGATCTCTTTTACCGCTTCTTCCTCATGCTGCTTTCTGTTCATGAAGCTCGGGATCTCGAGTGGTTTTTCGAAATGTTGCACCTCTAGAGGCTTTTCTTCATTCATTGTTTGCACCTTCACTTTCTTCTAATGCTTTCAGTCTGTCTGCCCAGCGTTCTGCTTTGTAGGCAATAATTCCATAATCTAAATGGATCCGTGCGACTTCAGCTGCATTTGCCACATCAGAGTATTCCTCATTGATTTTGTTCATATATACTTCTGAATCCTGTTCCTCACATGGATTTGTTCCTTCGAGTGATCTGAGGTACTTGAGACAGGCCTGTGACAGTTCTGCTGCTTCCTCAGCAAGCTGCATGATGAGTACTTTTCTGTCCAGCTTTGAGCGAACATAGTACTGTGCGATTTCTACTTTTGTCCTGTCTACTGTGAGCATTTTTCCGTGACCTCCTCATCTTCTTCCGGGAAGAACGTGCGTGTTCTGATTCCTGTCGAGCTGTCCTTCGCTTCTTCTAATTCTGGGAAGAATGGGCGGAGCAGGTCTTCGGTTTCCTCGTCCAGCTTCTGCTTTTCTTCCTTGCCGGCGGACAGGCGGTCTGCCCAGCTCTGTGCTTTCGCCAACTTGATTTCCGGGTCCAGTGGGATATCAGTGATTTCTGCTGTGTTCATCAGCCCTGCGTAGAGGTCGATTACCAGCTGAAATCCCCAGTAGGAATCCTGTTGACTTGTTCCTTCCAGCGCTTTTGCATATTTGAGGCACGCCTGTGCAAGGTCTGCGGCGTCCTCTGCTACCTGTCTGTAGAGTTCAGGTTTGCTCATGTGCTCCTGCACGTACTCCTGTGCAGTGATCATCCTGAGATTGATCTCGGCGATCCTTCTGTTTCTGTTGTCCATTATTCTTCCTCCTCTTTGAGTGCTTCCAGCCCTGAGAAGCATTCCAGCACCCCTTCAACTTCTTTTCTTAGGGCTTTCACCTTGTCGTAGTACTCTTTGTCCTTCCATGTTGTGATGACCTGGTTTCTTAGAGTGCGGAGCTGTAAGCTCAGGCACTCATCCATAACTTCAAGGTCATTCTTTGTCAGGAATACTGATGCTGCCCATATTTTCGCCATCTTTCTTGTCCTCCCTGTTTCTTTCGGCTGTTTCCAGCCCGGCTAGGAATCCCTGGATGTAGGTCTTTGCCTTCCCGCTTAGACTAAAAGCTTTAGGTCCGATTTCTTCCAGGCTGTTTTGCTTGTCAGCTCTTTCACTTTCTGTCATATTTTCCTTCCTCTCTGTTCGCTTACCGAACTTACACCGTTATATTAGTTCGGATACTGTACATTTTTGTGATTTAGAGTTAATCTATTATCGGGAGGTGAATATGCAGACTTTAAATGAAAGAGTCAGAATACTTCGTAAAGAACTAGGTCTAACCGTTGAGGCTTTTGGTGAAAAGCTAGGCATGTCTAAGTCCTCGGTGTCGGGTATCGAAAACGGAAGAAATGGAGCATCTGAGCAGACTATCCGTTTGATTTGTTCGACGTTTGGCGTTGACTATTTCTGGCTGACTGAGGGTAAAGGTGATATGTTTGTGGATTCGATGGATGCTCTTATAGATGGCATGGCCGCAGAGAAGCACTGGGACGATCAAACAATCAGTATTATGAAAAAGCTTTATACTCTGCCGCCGGATCAGTTCGATATCGTTTGTCGACTCATCGATAACCTAAAAAAAGAAGAGCAGTAGCTTGTTTCGCTACTGCTCTTCTTTCGTCATGGCACCTTTGTCTGCTACCTGCGTGTGTTTGTGCTGGTGCCGTATCTCAACCAGAGCCCGTGTATAATGGCATACGTTCTGCGCAGCCCTTCCGGGCTCATGTGTTGGATCATGAATTGGATTTTCTCCATCATATGCTAGCTCCTCTCTTGAGACCCTTAAAGTCTAGCACTTTCGAGAACTGTGTCAACCTTAAAGATTATTTTTAATATATTGTGCTATAATCTTTCCGTAACCTTTAAGATTAGGAGGATGTAATTATGAACGAATCTATGCGAGATCTGCTGGCTCAGAGATTACCTGAGCTTCTGAAAAAATCCGGGGCTTCCCGCAAGGAACTTGCTGCCTTCTGCGGCGTTTCAGAGAATACTGTTTCTGCCTGGGTGCGCGGTCTCAAGGCTCCGCGTCCTGAAAAGATGGCCAGGCTTGCGGAGTTCTTTAACATCAGGGCGACCGATCTATTGAGCCGTTCTTTGGACAGAGAGCTGCATCCAGTACGCTTTCTTCCGCTTATCTCACCTAACGGCTCTGTTGTTGAGTCTACCGTTCCAGGCAGCTATGGCGCACTGGTCGAGGGAATAGATGCCGACTATGTATGGATCTGCCCGGATGACTCCATGCATGCTGCGGGTGTCTGTCGTGGTGATGTGTGTCTGATCAAGGGCAGCAGTGCTGTCCGTGCTGGTCATCCGGCTCTGATCGTGCTGGACGGCTGCACGATGCTCCGTTTCCTTGAACAGTTCGAGTCTGCCATGTATATTCGGCCTGCGTGCCCTAGTCAGCAGGGTATTCTGCTCACGGGCGACTGGTCTTCCAGGCTTTGTATTCTGGGCTATATCCGCGCGTTCCGCCGCGAATGGAGGCGAGGCTGAATGTCAGTATCTAAAGATAAGAAGCGCGGCACGTGGCTTTATTCCGGCTATTACCGCGATGCCACAAATACGCGCCGTCAGTACTGCCGTCGTGGCTTTGAAACAAAAAGGGAAGCAAAGGAAGCCGAGCGCTCCTTCCTGGAGGCGGCGGTTCAGGTTCGTCCTTCGATTACTCTGGACGAGCTGGTTCTTCGATATCACGAAGAATACGAAATCATGGGAATCAAAGAGGCAACCCTTATTTCAAACGAGAGCTATTACCGCAATCACATCAAGGACAGCCTGGGAAAGGTACAGCTTTCAAGGTTTACCGCTCCGCTTGTTACACAGTTCATGTCAAACGTTGCAAAGCGCAAACAAAAAGACGGCACTCCCTATTCTGTTGCAACGATCAACAAAACGAAGGAAGTGCTGTCTAAATACTTGAGCTATGCCATGCGTCTTGGCTTTATTGACTATAATCCCTGCATGGCTGTCGGTCGCTTCAAGCGTCCATCTGATTATAGCACAAAGGCTCCGAACTTCTGGGAAGTAAAAACGTTTAAATACTTTCTTTCCTGCGTGGACGATCCGTTCTGGGTGGACGTGTTTACGTTCCTCTTTGAGACTGGCGTGCGTGAAGGCGAGTTTATCGCCCTGCAGTGGTCGGATGTTGACCTTGGCGCTGGAACGATCAGCATAAATAAAACGCTGACCTATAAAACGCTTGATCGCGGCTGGTCTCTCACGTCTCCAAAGACGAAGAATTCAATCCGGCGCATTGATCTGCAGGATTCGCTTCTGGAGCTCCTGCGTCGCCGCTACGCTGCGTCTTCCGGTCAGGATGGGTTCTCGTCCGACTACTTTGTCTTTGGCGATGTAGCGCCTATGTCGCGTCAGAAGCTGGCCTCAAATCTAGACAGGTATATCAAGATTGCAGGTGTTCCCCGTATCACGCCTCACGGCTTCCGTCACCCGTATGTCAAGCCCACGACAAAAAAATTTATAACTTTTTTTGAGGCTTTCC